GTATACATCGAATAAGGGAGCTTGATTTACTTTGGTTTTTTCTTGACTTTTAACCCATGCAGTGCCGTTGAAGTGGAACATTAGTCCTGCATTTTTTTCACCGCGTCGAATTAGTACACATTCACCTTCTTCTGAATCGCTGTCTGCTGGCTCAGCTAGATGAATTTGTTTTTTGCCGTTGTGAATAATAAACTGTACTTGATAAATTTTGTTATTTGTTAATTCATCCTCATCTGCAACAACTAAAATCCTTGCACCTTCAAACAGTGTTTCTCCGTCAATACTGTATCCTGCACTGCCCTCGATACTAGATAATACATCTGTGGTATAATCGTCAATATAGTCGACTGTTTGTTTTGCAACACGTCCATGATTGAATAATTGTATACCTGGTAAAAATTCAAAGATTCCTCGTTTCGCTCTAGCGGTTTCTGGGGCAGAAAAATCTTCTCCTCGCAACTGATGTGCGTATTCTAGAACCTCACGATGAAACCAACGATTATATCGTGTCCAAGGATTGAGATCGATGCTGTCTCTGCTTACAACTATATAATCTTGCTCTGTGGGATATGTGCTGGCATCATCAAAAGGTTCTGTGTCAAATCCGCCATTATCAAAAACTATTTCTGGTACAGTTTTTGCTAGTTTAGGAATAACTAAATCGTCCCAGTTGACTACATTGATTTTCACCCCTACATTTTCAATTACCCACCGACCTGTGGCATATTTTGCCGGTGTTACGTTGCCTTTGAATTCCACAATCAGTCCTGTGGTAAACTTGACTCCATTACCGCTGGTGTATGTTTCTTTGCCTATGATTTCTTTTTCGACATCAACAAAAGTATTTGATTCGATGTTAGCGATCATGATACGACCAAACCTGTCTGGCGTTATTTTACCTTGATAAAATAACACATCTGGCGCATCGTATGAAACATTGAATTCCATAAAACCATTTTCAACGCCATTATTGGTCACACCGTTGTTATAGTCAAGTGCAGTTCCTGTGGATATATTTTCTACGTATGTCCAATCGCCGCTTTCTGAGGATATAGTGCTGCCATCACCTTGTAAAATATCCCTATTAGCTTTCCACAATTTGTCATCGTAAACAGCAAATTGACCTGCGGCATAGGCTCTGTTAGGATTGAATAACAGAGAACCAGTATCATAGTTGGTCCTAATCACAAATCCTTCTTGGGGACAATTGACTCTAAACTTATAGGTTTGACCTCGATACAGCGTTAGAGTGGGATTGTTGGTATAACCATCTGGGCTTAGAATAAATGAATTTACACCTAGTTTAACACCGTATTGACTACCTACTGTGCGAGGTTGTCCAAAGACATCAACCGGAGGAGGACCTTCTGGTATCCAATAGCATTCAAGAAAGTTTACATATTTGTCGCAGTGCTTAGGAGGATTCCAACTGTAATGATCCTGTGATGTTATTAGATTATCACGCTCGTCATTATTGCCAAAGAATTTTAATTGATTTTTAAAATCAATGAAGTCATAAAATTTTTCCACAGAGCCGTCGTCTTTTTTAACAATCACACCTGGTTCCAATTGGTACCTACTTCTTAGTGTATTGTCAGAATCTAAATAGACATCCGGACTAAGATATGTCTTACCATATCTACGACCAATATATCCTACTAATTTTTCTAACGATCCTGGTTGGACCAAAGGATCAACCACCGCAGACATAAACTTGTCATTAATGTCTGACCTAAATATCGAAGGCAACAGGTCTACTGTTTTTCTGATCGGTAAGCCACTTTTTGGAAATTTATCTGCCATAATTATATATTGTTCGCTATAGTTAAAGATTTATAAATCATTAGTACCCAAAGCCACCGCCTGACTACCGATTATACTTCTATTAGTAGTAAGTGAAGTGTCACTTACTACACTTTCAATGGGTGCTCTAACCTCTGATGCAGTTATCGCGGAAACTATCACTATATCGTCTACTGTGGCACCATTGACAAAAATTTCATCTGGGCCACTCTGTATTTCAAACAAACTGCCAAATGACTGTCTGGTCTGTCTTGGAACTATTATTATATTACTAATATCCGGAGCCACTTGATTTAACACATAGGTAGTTAATTCACTAAGATAGAATTTATCACCAAAGTCCCAGTTTGCGATATCAAAAAATTCATTAATAGCGGTAACTATTCGTACTTTAAGATCATTATCATTAATAGTTCTGGTTGGATTTTTAACTACTTTGAACTGCGCCTGGAGTTTAATATCTGCTAATGCTCCAAACAACACCTTGTATTTCACAGAATGATAAATGATATCGTCACTGATAGATTTGATAGCGTCTAATTTAGAACCAAAGCTGATTTTTAAACTGTCGCTGTTGGGTGCTTCTGGCTCTGTGTCTGTTCCGCCTATTAAATAGGCTCTAAATGCAGAATCGTAACTTCTAGTCAACAAGAAAATATCAACAATATTACTTACACTAGGATCAATTCTTCTATCAATACTAGCATTGTGTACGTATTGAAATTTGAGATTATCTCGACCGACCACACCCTTGTATGTGCTTTCTAATATCAATGTGTTAGTTGTCTTATCAACACGCTTAACTTGATCTTCTGCCGAATCATAAAAATATATCAATTGCCCATCATTATAGTTAGAAATTGTAATCAGCGATTCTCTTTCAACTATTAATATTAGATTATCTGAATTATCCACTAATTGATATACCTGCGAACCATCTTCGTTGATTATTTCTTTAAAAAACAAATAATTTAATTGTGTATCTAAACCTACTATCTGTTCAAAAGCTTCGGGATTATCTGCAACACCATCATCGTCTCGATCAGAAAATGCCACTTTAATTTCTATAGAACTTTCATACCCATCATCAAATTTAATCGTGTCATCAATTTCAAAAGTAAAATCGGTGCCTATGGGCACAGCTGATCCTGTACTGGATTTATTAATTCCTAAAACTTTTACTTGATCTTTAACTACTCTCCCTAGCGTGTCATTGTATTGTTTTTCATTGGCATCAAAATAAAATCTATTTTGTTCTACGCTACCAAAAACATAATCTAATCCGCGAATTCTTATCACATATTGATCTACATCTTTTACAAATGCCAATATCCAGGATGCATCTAAATTAATGTTTGTGGTGTCACCGGCCTTACCTAGACTAAAATTAGATACTAGATCTAAATCGCTGGCTGCGATTATTTTCCATGTAGATGTAGGTACATCGAATCTTAGACCAAAGTTTAATCCTTGGAACGTTTGATTGACCATTTCTGTTTCTAATGCTGTGGGCAAATCGTTAACAAATTTAGGAACGATTCGATTCGCTATTGCTCCGGTTGGTACCGGATTACTAAATGTCACAGGCCCTAATCCCGTGGTTAACACTCCCCTGCCAGCATTAGTTCCATCGCCAACTATTCTAACAGTTTTGGTCCATAATCTATCTGTCTGTTCCGAGTCGTTAGAGTCAATCAATACTAACTCGCCTTTCTTAAAGGCGTATCCGCTAGGCGGAATAAATTTAATTAATGCACCCGGTGCAAGGTATTTTAAGCTGCTGGTGGAATATACCCCAACCTTTAACAGAGAATTGTCAACTACATTTTTAAAATATCCAGTGGCCATGTTAACATCTGTTGTAACACTTTGCCAAACACTGTTTAAATCTGTAAAAAGAATTTTATCAAATTTAGTAATATAGAAATTATACACAGCAGTATCAGTAAAAATAGGTTCAACGCTGCGTCTAATGAAATTTAATATTTCGATCCTGCTAGTGAATTTAAAATTTAATTGACTTTCTATCTGTTCTTTATAAACAAATCCGTCATCAGCGAATACATTTATACTGCTGTATTTTCCACTGGCGTCAAGTATTTCAAAATTTCTACTGATGCCGCTGGATGTTCTGTTTATAGACTTAATTTTTAATATGTCTTGAGAACTAGATAACGGCGCAAGATTGTAATCTTCTCCGGTGATCATTCTATTCTGTGTGTAATATACAGCAGGAGCATTAGTCCTAATTGAATCAATATCTTCTGATGCAGCACTCGAAGCCACAGTATATTGCAGAGCTAATCCCACAGTCAATGTATGTGACTGTCCGCTTTTGTTAATATAAGGAACCGTGATATTGATTCCTCTTAGTTCTGCAGGAGCGATAGTATAACTTAGGCCGTTACTGATTCTATAATAAACACGAAACGCACCTTGTGGTAAGTTTCCGTAAATACCATCAGCAAATACTAGATCGACTCTGTCTTCTTCTTTGGTTTCAACAGCGTAGATATTTCTGATATTTTGTGTAAGACTGTTATACGCAATATTGTTTCCAATCAAACTGGAAACCTGCGTCCATTGATTCAATTGATTACCGCTGCTTCCTAGACTGAATAACCATATATCATCATTATTGATATTGGCACTGTCAACTGCTACAGTTTCGTTGGTGGTTGGAACATCTATAGAAAAATCTGCAAGTTCCAAGCTTCCTTGTTTGAATAACAGGAAGAATCCAGTATTCTGACTTCCTGGTCCTTTGCCGTCGTTGCGATATATAAACCCTAGTTGATTTCCTGGCACTGGCGGTTCTTCATAAACTGTATCGCTGTCTTTGAATGCTGTGCTGACTATTTCAAAGGTCATGGATCTTGCTGCAACTGTTTTTCCAAATGTATAAATCGGAACATCGGTGCTGATAGTTTTGAATCTATATTGTTCTGTGGGAATTCCCTGTATCGTACCAGATCCTTGACTGCGACCAAATTCTGTGTTGTCAGCCATGGCTGCATTAAGAATTGTGATAAACTGTTCTAACCAGTTGGTATTAGTTGGATCATTCCACGACACTATCTGGTTGGATAGATTTTTACCGTTTGAATCTAACAATTCTTCTGTGGTTGTTATACTGGAAAATTTTATCAATCCGTTCGCCGCTATGTTTCTCTTGGCGTTGTAACTAAGCATACGAGCTAGACGTAGAACACTTTCTTTGCGTTCTGCTAATTCAATAAAGTTTTCTCTTGATGCTAGATCGATACGGAAAGCTAGACTTTGTCCTAGAAATGCTATTGCATCTATGAGAGCCATATACTCAGACGATTCAATATAATCATTGAAATCTTCTGGGTAATTTTCTCTTAGATAAGTGATAATAACCCTGCGTAGATTTTCAAAATCGTATGATTTAAAATCAGCATTTTTAAATGTCTGATAAATCCTAGTCCAATCTTGGTTTAGTATTAGGTTATTTTGTCTACTAGTTGTTGTCATTGTCAGTTCCTATATCATATTTACCAAACAAAATAAACTGCTTAGTTAATGATAGAATTGTTCTTATCAAAATCAAATGTCATGCGTTCGTTGATATTAAACGGTATGTACGTTAGATCTGCTTGTATTCGTATTCCCATATCTGTACTATCAATCAACACTTCATTTACCACAATCCTCGGATCATAGTTAATAATAGTCTCTACATCTTTAGCGATCATATTTTTTACCTCTTCGGTGAATGGCTCAAATAACATATCCCAGATAATCGTTCCAAATTCAGGATTTTCTAACTTTTCACCTTTGCGAATATAAAAATGATTGATTAGATCTTGCTTAACAAGATCAATATCATAGAGCTTGTAATTGCGAGAAAATTCTTTGGAACTAAATCCCTTATAGGTAAATGTGCCGCCTTTGTCGCCTACAGAAGCTGTGTTGGTTGCCACAGTTTTTTGATTGTATAATTTATTTGCCATAATATCTCCTAGGTATCTCTATCTGTATTTGTTGGCGTATTGAATTGAGGTACTTGATTTTCATGCAAGGGCCACGGTTCATGCATGGGAATTCTTTTCATAATACTGGATATCGTTCCTGTCTGATATTTTGTTGAGGGCCAATCAGCTGCTGCAGACGTTACCGGATTCGCATGCGTTGTTAACGGTATCACTTGTTCTGCTACATCAGCCACATCAGCTAATTCTCCGTTCATGTGTATTGTGCTGGCGCTTTCTCTAAGTTCTCCTACCGCCACAATGTGTGTGCTTGCTCCTGAAGTAAATCTATTATTTGCTGCTGATACTACATTGATATTACCCGTCGATGCTAATTTGGTTGTTCCGCCTATTTTTTGATCCCAGTTTGATCCCGCAGTGATTTTACCGTCTGCTGCTATTAACAGCTCCATGTTGGATCCAATGTCTGCCTTGAGTCTGCCACCGGATTTCATGTTGATATTTCTGCCGGCTTCTAGATTAATATCTCTATTTGCAAACACATTGAGATCAGTTTCTGTATGAATGCTGATACTGTCTTGAGCATAGATATCAATTTTGCCGTTTGAAGTTAATTCAACCCATGTTGTTCCTCTAGCATTTCCAATATAAATTAAATCTTCTGAATTGTGCATCAATATTTGATGTCCAGTTCTAGTTCTTACACGGAAATATTCATTATAAGGAATCGTTGGTTCTCCGGCATTGGTTGCTGTTTCGTCCGTACCTACTACTTTCTTTTCAAGAACATCAATATATTTCACTGGACCAGATCCAGCAGGTGTTTCTCTCACATAGCGGTCATCACCATCATCCATTACAAACTGTGTGCCGCCCAGTCTACTAACTGGAACTGGCGCTGGAGATTGATAATTTTGTGTTCCTATTTTTGCTTTTTTAGCATCGTTTCTTTTATCCAGAGGACCCGGTGTTGATATACCAAATACCATACTAGGTGCTTCTCTTCGTGCCGAGCTAGTTGTAACTCCTCTAACATCATCAAACAACAATCCTTGTTCTAAAAAACGATCAGCCATTGGATGCACTGGTTTTTTAATCTTGTCGGGATCAACCTCCTGTTGTTTAGAATTAAGTTTTCTATTAATTTCTGCTACAGGTAAATTTGTGACTCGCAACAGTTCTGAGCCCGAGGTAATTCCATATCTATCGCTGTCTGTTTTATCAATATCAATTTGTGACGATCCGGCAATCGCAGGCACCATGTTGTTGGCAAATCTTGCTGGCACGCAACCAATCCAATATCCCTGTGCTGGATCTCCGTCGATGAATACCACTAATACTGTTACGCCCACGTCCGGTGGTACAAACCACATGCCGTAACTTTTTTGTGTGTCGTTATAAGCATCGCTGGTCTTACCCGAGACCGTAGCAGAATTTTGCCCCATAAATTCAAAACCAGTATAACCGAAAAACGGCATAGCACATCTAACCACGTGTGTCTGTGTGTCTTCACCGAAGGTATTTCCTTGTTCTCTTAATAGAGTGACTTCAAGGCCGCCCATTAAACTAGGATCAAGATGATTGACTATTCTGGCCAGATAGGGACCAGCCCTTAATCCACCTTGATTTGCATATTCCGACGACGGTCTACTTTCTTCAGCCATTTGATTTATCCATTAAGTTATTGCTCTATCGCCAGGAACTCGATTGCCTCTCACTGATACAGGCGTAAAGTTTGGTGCAACTGCTTGATTATATCCCGGATCATCTAAAGGTGAACTTGCTACTGGTTCGTCAGATCCTATTGTCATTGCACCCGATGTTGAAATATTCGGATCATTGAGTAACTCTGGAGGATTATCTTTGTAATCCACTGCCTGTCCTGGCATTCTTAGGCAGGTTAATTTTTGTTTAAATGCCCCATCGGCAAAAATACTTTCGCAGGCAGATACTCTATAAATTCCGCTGAAAGGACTCACTTTACCACCTGTAGCAAACTCATATAATCCTGTGGTTTCATCTATATCTGTCGGTGTTCTAAAACTGAGATATACATATACATCTCCGCTTTCATAGTTCATTGTTCCATCTTCAGTAAGGGCCGGATTAGAATCTGACGGTGATGCAAAATAGTTAGATATTCCGCTGTCAACTATCCAATATGGGTCTCCCAGTATCTCTAGATTCACTGTGACTAATTCTGCCCCGTTATTTAAAAATGCTTCATGAAATGCCTTGGCCACTTGTTGTTCTGTGTCTGTTTGATTGGCTCCACCTTTCAACGACTGCTCAATTAATGTAGGATCTCTTTTTAATCTTGCTCGACCGCCACTGGCCAGTTGAGCTCCTGGTGAGGTTCCTTGCCCGGTTTTAGCCTGCTTGTTAATCTGCGGTGAAGTTCCGCCGCCGGTGTCGGGATTTGCTGTGGTGCCCGAGTCGCTGGGTTTACTAGAAGTGACCCCTGTAAAGAATAAATTATTAATCTGTATGTCAAATTTTAACACATCTACATTTTGTCCTGTGTAGATATAATTGTAACCTTTAGAAATCGTTTTTTGTAATTCACTGTAACCAATAGGTGCAGAATTCGGATTAGAGAATATTGTTTCATGCACAAGATAAGGAACTACTCGGAAGGTATATTTTCTAGCATATTCGCCAGTAACTTCATCAAATTTTAATAATTCAATCTGAACGTCTAGTCGAAACCACTTGATAAATCCTTCGGGGGTTCGACCAGTTTTTGAATTAGGATTAATAGCGTTGGCTGCATAATCTGAACTTAATATTATTTGGTTCATAATTGCTGTAAGGCTTTGTCCTTGTGCAAATTGAAACACACGCTTGGTTGGATCGATAACCATTTTATCTCTGTTGATCAATCCGGTTCTAGCATCTCGTTGATCGTTTTTACGCATCACATAGGTTCCGCCTTTGCTCTGATCGAATCCCATACTGGCTCCACCTATTTCATTTTGGTCAAAATCTTTTTTTACTTCTACATTGGTACCACTGATCACTGTTTTTGGTGATTCGTTAGGATCCACTGTGGCAGCCTTGGTATTAGCTGGACCATTCACTGAATTAAATTCTGATGATTTTGTGGGGAATACTATTTCGTAGACATCTTTTTCTCCGATCAATTCATCGTCTTTTAATCTCTGCTCTATGTCATTTAAAACTTTTTGTAGACTTTCATTAGTAGTGCCCGACAATAATTCTTCAA